AGGAGTCTTGCTTTATCTTTCGCCGCTGCCTGATCCTGAAGAGCAACGTGCTTATTGATCCAGTCATAGGTGCGTCGAGCGGCCTCGGTGATCCGCTGCTGAGTCTGAGCAAATCGAGTCTGAGCTTGAGCCATCTCGTCGACTTGACCCTGAGCATCCTTCAGAGCCTGAGTGATCCCGAGCTCCTGATCGCTCTTGACAAAACCGTCCCATACCTTCTTGAGGTCAGCGGCCTTGTTCTTCGCGTTGGTAAGAGCAAGTGCCACAGCTCCGACAGCACCTGCCTTACCCTGGTCAGTGATCGGTTCCTTCTCCAGTTCGTTCAACTGACGAGTGAGGCTGTTGACCACGTTAAGCTGATCCGCATACTTCTTGTATGCGTCAGCCTTGTCAACCGCGATTGCGGAAGCCTTGATCCCGAGATTGGCGCGCTCGGTATTGTTCGCGTTGGTCTGCTCCTTAGCGAACTCCTTGACCTTCTCGATCAGGTCTGGAAGTTTCGCAGCTCGCACAGACTCGGCGTCCGTCAAGTCGAGCGTGGACTTGTGTGCTTCTTTATTCGCCTTAAATAGCTGATACAGAACAAGGACAGCAGCAAGACCTGCCTGCACCCAGATACCGCCGAGGATCGATGCGACCGCACCTGCACGACCGCCGAGCATGGACAAGGCCGATGCAGTCTGACCGCCTTGCTGTGCGAGGATCACCAGCGGATTGATACCCGATGCAATCGACGCGGCAACGTCCTGCATCTGATATCCCAACTGGACGTTAACGCTATTCATCCGCCCAAGTGAGCGGGTGTTGATGGACATCTGCGCGGCAGCTTGGCGTTGGATAGCATTCCACTCGCCTTGCGCCAAGCGGTTCTCCATTAGGAGAGTGGTAGCGCGCTGCATCGTTTGGTTGTAGCGGTTCTGCGCAGCAAATGCAGGATCGAGAGATGCGCGGAACTCCGTCACCGCTTCAGCCGCCTCACGGTCAGCGCGAGCCTGTGCTGCCACAGCTTGGGCGGCTTCTCTCGCTGCCTGTGTTGCGTTGCGGTCAGCTTCACGCTTTGCCTTAGCTGCGGAAACCGCGGCAGCGGATGCTTCTTTAGCGGCAGCGATCTCCCCTGCTCGAGCTGCCTTCTGCTCTGCCGCGGCAGCCTGGGCCAGCGCACCTTCCTGGCTCGCGATGTCGCGTTCCATTTCGATGATGCGATCCCGCGTTTCCTGCGCCGCCGCAACACGTCGCTGGGCCAGAGCCTGAGCGCTCGCCGCAATTGACGCCGACGACGCTGCCGCTGCCCGGGCTGCCGCCGCCTCAGCCTCCGAGGACAAGCGTTCGAGCATGCCTTGAGCGCGAGCGATGTTATACTGCAGTTGGGCGATCGACTTGCCGGAGTCGACGCTGCCGGGTGCCACATTGCCGATAGCGCGTTGCGACACCGGCCTGGCCGTACGCGCGGTCTCGAGAGCAGCCTGTCTCGCTAACTGAGCGGACAGTCGGATTGCCGCACGTTCCTGAGCCTCGAGACGAGCCTTCTCAGCACGTTCCTCCCGAGCCGCAGCGATTGCAGCCTGTGCGGCCTGACGTGCCGCGGTGGCCTGAGCCTGCGCTGCCGCTCGAGCTGCCTGCGTCTCCTCGGCCTTGCGACGCTTCTGATCCTCGGTTGCCGAACGAGACGCAGCACTATTGCGTTGGATTGCTTGAACCTGTGCATCAAGCTCGGCACGAGCTGCAGCGGTCGCCGCACGAAACTCGTCTTGACCGATACGATTAGCTGAAAGCAGCTTCTCTGCATCAGCCAAGGCTTTGTTGTAGCGGTCTGTTGCCGCGAAGGTCGGATCAATGGCTGAGCGCAGACGACGGAGAGCGGCGTCAAGATCACGCGCCTCCTTCGTGACCGAGTTGACCGCGGTCTTAGCCCTGCGCGAGCCAGACTCAACACCGGCTGGGTTAGAGCCAATGTTGATATTAAGATCATTCTCGTCAGCCATTTTAGTTCAACCTTATCTCACCGCCCTTGCCAGCCATCTTGAGCAGTTCATTAAGGTCGTTGCCCTTATGTCCCCCGGATGCGGGTTTACCCACAGGTGCTTTCGATTTCTTGTCCTTAATGAGACCAAGGTAACCAGCAACAGCTATATAGACAGGAGGTCCGTTTTCTTTCCACCAGTCAACCATTGCGTTGTACTTGCGGAAGGACCAGCGCCTCCTTACACCGTCCCAACTGCCTCCCTCGCATCCAGCTGCGACGAGCTCGGCGATGTAGCGGGTGCAGTCTCCTGTGAAAGGTTCGCCGCTTCCTGACCCGCTAGTTCTTCCCCCGAGTCGGCATCCTGGATAAGATCAGCGTCCTTGAGCATCGCGAGGATTGCTTGTCGAACCTGATCGACCTGGTTGCCTTTGAGATCCTTCTTCAGTCGATAAGTCACGGCCTCGAAGATCTCGTCCTGAGTGAGACTCTCATCCGCACTCATTCCATACTTTGTGGGATCGAAGTCTTCGCTCTCCATGATTGTCGCGGCGATGATGCGAAGGCCGGCAGCGACACCTTGGATGGGATCGAGGATCGTGGTAGCAATCTCGACGTAAGGCCATGCACGTTCGATTGCGGCGAAGTTCATCTCAGGAAGATCGTGCTTGATCTTGCCGATTTGGATCGAAGTAGTACCGGATGCCATTTGGTTGTCCCTCCATCAGGCAGTTGATGTCAGTGTGGGTGACTCGAAGAAAGGGGTTGACCCCGAGCCACCCACACCTAGCGAGGATTACGCGCCGCCGCCCGTGATGGACGTGGTGGTGATCCGCGCAACGCGATTGGCCTCGTCGGCCATGGACTGACCCGACAGCTCGCCGATCAGGTAGTCGTCCTGCTTGAGCGGGAGCGACAGCTTCTCGGCGGTGTTGCTGTAGAGCAGCATGGTGAAGTTCTTGGCCTCGTAGATCTGCGAGAGCACAAGCTGGAACTTCGGCGTCGAGCCCATGAGCTGATTGGTGATCTCCAGCGACCCGCCGGTCGAAGCCGACTCGTACAGGTAGTTGAAGAGCATCGCCTTGCCCGCATCGCCGACGGCGAAGGTATAGACGCCCGCGGTGCTGACGGTGTACTGGCCGGTCGTCGGAGCCGAGGGGACCTGCTTGAGCGGAAGGCCGGTCGTAGCATAGTAGACTCCCAAGTCCATGACGAAGTCAGCACCATGGGTGACGGTCACCGTATAGGTGGTCATCGCCGGAACAGTACCGGACTCGTTGAACACCTGGATCAGCTCGTCGCCCGTTTCGACCGTGCCGCCGAAGAAGATCTGGTTGAAGGCGCTGATGTCGATGTTGCCAGTCGACGCCTTCCATTCAATCGTCGTCTTGCCGCGGGCCGTGTCGAGCGCGAACTGATACTGACCGAAGAGCTGCTTCAGGTCACCGTTGAAATCTACGGACACGTCCTGCAACGCGCCGAAGCGAAGAGGGGCACCACCTCCAACGGGCGTCGCAAAGAGCTGCCCGGTGCCGAAGACGTATTGAGACATACTTCAAGCTCCTTGTTCAATCCTACCCAAACCGGACATTCCGGCTTTCACAAGTGCTTCCACACCCGGGCATGTGAAACTCATTATGGCACCAATAGTTTAATGGGAATAACCATCATGCCTTGACCATCGATGTCTCCGGGGTCTTTGAAGAGACGACCGCTGATGAAACAATGATGCACAAGACCGCCGAGGGTATTCCTACGATCCAAGAAACCGGGGTCACCGGGCTGCGGCTCAAGTACCTGGCGAACACCCCGGAGGATCAGGTTATTCTCCACAGCTCCGAGGGCCTTGTCATCCTTGGCTACGCACTGATAGATAATCCAGTTGGCGAGCAGGGTTGTCTTCGTGGGAAGATTGGTTACTTGCCCCTCATCACTTCCCCACTCTGCCTGAAAGCACGCGGCCTGCTGTGGCGCCGGAACATCGGAGAACAGCTTGACGCGACGACTGACTGTCTTGAACTTGTTAGTCCCGGCGGACTCATCTCCCGGCCGAGTCCAACGAACGTCCGCCATGCGTAGAGCAAGCGTGTAGAAGATCAGTTCGTCGTCAATCATCGCCCCGCCCTCATATTAGCGCGGATGCCCTGAACAATCGCGGTCTTGATACCCCGGCTAATCTCGGGTCCCATCTCGCGGTACGCATCGCGCATGTAGTTAGCTGCCGGTATCTTGCCCCCCGGATGGATAACTCGAGTGGCGAATACCTTATCGCCGGTTGCTGCCATGAAGGCGAGGACTTTGCTATTCCTTGGTAGAATTTCGTGGATCGGCGTCGTAGCGCCCTTCTCCTGTGCAACTGCATAGGGAACACCAGCGATGTAGACGCGACCATCCACGCGCACACCATCCTCGATGATCTCCATCTGGACACCCTTGAGGAGGTTACCCGTTTTCTGCTTCAAGCGATCTACGATGTTCTCTTCCACTCTATCGCGAAGCGCTTCCGTCCAGCTACGAACCTTATCCAGCAAGATTTCCCGAACGATGTCGGGAAGCTGATCTAGGTTTCTCGTTAGGTTCCGGTCCCCAACGATCTCCGCGTAGAGGAAGTCTGGCGACGCCATTAGACAGGCACCACATTATTGTAGAGCTGCAGCGAGCTCCTGATGGACTCGTTCATGTCTTTCTGCGAAAAGGTGATCGTCTCCTGGCCACCCAGGGTCTTCGACAGAACACCGATGCGGTCCCGGCGCTTATACCACTCGCCGATCAGTTCGGTAACCGCCTGGTTGACCGCCCACGGCGTATAGTCATAGGAGATCGATGCAAGCTTGCCGATGTCGTCGGGACTAAAGGAATAGGTACCCCAGTCATCCACAAAGTACTCACCCGCCTGTAGGTTCTCGAGGATGAGGTTCTTCGTAGCTACCACACCGTCGATCAACACTCCCAGGTCATTCGACCAGGAGCCCTGGTTGATCGGTGTGATGGTGGGATAGGTCGAGCCTTCGGGTGCCGCCGGGATGATTGTGTCCTGCGTCGTCTGAAAGCCGGCAACGTAGGTGACCGCACAGGGAATGCGGTAATAGAAGCTGTAGCCGAACAGGTCGATTGACTGCGGGGCATTGCGGGGATCCGACAGTCTATAGCCGCTACCAGGCAAACCGTTCACCGGGGCCGACGATGCGGTGACGGAGGTACCTCCAACTCCCACAGATGAGACGGAGATGACAGGCCAATTGCGAAGGAGCATGGTGTCCTTGCCGTTCCCGCGGAAGTTCTGCGTGTAGGTCCTCGTCTGGAAGCTATCACGGCTCAGGTAGCCCAGGACGAACTGAGAGGCCGCGTCTATCAGGCGAGTCAGCGAAACATCGCTGTCATCGGACGTGATATCGAGCCAATCCTTTACGGCGGCCAGTGTGGTCAGCCTCTCAGTCATCGACTTAGCTTTCCTGCGAGTCGTTGTAGGCCTCGGCCGCCAGGCGGAGAAGCTTCTTGCGCTTCATCGAGGAGTCGGCGTCGCCGCCGTGTTCTTCGATGTAGACGATCAGCTGCTCGTCGGTCATCGCCTCATAATCGGGCTCGCCCACGTCGTCCGCCTCGACGAAGCCGTGACGCTTGAGCGTATCGATATGGCCGGCATTCTTCACTTCGACCAAGCCCGCCTTCGAACCGGTGAGGGGGATGTCGTCGTAAGAGTGGCCCTCGATCTCAGCGTGGGTGACTCCCTTCGGAGCCTTCATGAAGATCTTCATAGTTATTCCCTCTGTGCGCGCAGAAAGTCGGGCCGGATGCCTCGCGCAAGACACCCGACCCATTTCGACCCTTAGCCGATGTTGGCGATAACCGACATGGCGGGCGGGAAGTAGTGCTGGAGCACCTCGTCGGCATAGACGCCGTACTCGTACTTACGAGTGCGCAGCGGCCATTCGATCTGGTAATACTCCTGCCGAGTGCGGATCTGCATCACGTTGCCGACACCCGAGACCGGGTAAGGCAGCGAGTTGGAGGTCATCAGGATCATGCCCTGCGGCATGTTCGGATGAATGCGGATCTTCACCACGTTGGCGCCGGCCATGGAGAAGCGGTTCAGGTAGGTGGCGACCATAACGCCGCCGACCATCATCCCCTGCTCCATGTTGACCACGATGCGGTAGGCGCCGTTCGCGTTGCCCTGCAGGATCTTCTGCGAGATGGCGAGCGCGAGGTCGGAGCTGATCCAGATCGTGTCAGCCGTCAGCTTGTACTTGTCCCAGCGATCCTTGAGAGCCGCATCGATTT